TTCTTCTTTCAATCTACCTACGGGTTTCGTAGGACGCGGTAGGTTTACTTTTCCTTCTTGTGCTGGAGCTTCTCCTTGAAGAGTTCTATTTAAAATCTCTAGTTGTTCAGTACCTGTAGTTCTTGTGCCTTTATGTAAAAATTGAGTTGATTTTCTCATTTTTTTAAATCCTTCTGATGTTTCTTTTCCATCTACTAAAATACTTTCTAAACCTTTAGTTAGTTTCTTTTTAGGGTATTTATTAAATAATACTAAAAAAGTTTTTTTAAATTGAGGCTCTTTAGGCATATTAGGTATCCACAGATTTATAGCATTTTCACCTCCACCCTTAGCTTGCCTAGCAGGGGAATCGTCTGTAACAAACTTTGTATGATTATATGTATTATCAAAGTTTTTCCAAATATAATTAACAATATTTTGAAGTTCAATTTCTAATTCTTTTTCATTCTTCTTTAATGTTGATATTACATTATCAATCGTTTCTTTCATTCCTACTTTTTTAGTTACTGCTTTTAAAAGTTCCTCACGTTTTAATGCATTTATTGATCCATAAAAAACTGAATCATGAAAATCTTGCTTTGTAAGAGTAATATAATGACAGTTATTTCTACCAACATAATCCCTAGCAATATCGGCAAACTTTTTAGTTACACCTTTTTCTATTGCGGCTTTTATTATTCCGTCTACTACTGCTTTAGCCATTTTAAATTACATCTATTATTTTATACATATCTAAGACGCGCTTGATATGGTCGGGGAAGCCAATATCATCTCTGATAGTGGTCGACGCTTCATTCTGAAGTGTAGCACCTGCCATCGATCTTCTACCCTTATATTCTTCTTTAAGATAATAAGTAATAAGATCATAGATTGCCAGTTTTAAATCTTCAGGACAAATTTCGTAACCTGCGCGATACGTGACTTTGACAGCTGCAAAGCCTTTTGGAAAATATTTAATACCTGCATCACCATTTATTCTATAAACTCGATCATGCTCCGCATCCACATAATAGTCAGTATTTTCAGTTAAAGTCGTATAGCTATTAGCTATTGAATCTCTTTCCTGTAATAGTCCAACACTAGTAAGTGGTGATTCTGTTAAAAATAATTCTGAGGTATAATTATCATGAATATCAAAGTTCTCTACTTTATTAGCTACAGCATAGTCTATTATTGAATTTCCAGTATATGTTTTGACTAATGCACTTACAGCAGAAACTAAAACATTTAATTGATTATCATCTTTATTATGCTCTATCTTTTTGTAAGTTTTGTACTCTTGAGTAGTAATTAAATTCATTTATTTTTCCTAAAAATCTGGGAGGCAATAACCTCCCAGATTACCCAGCTTTAAGATGCTTTGTATTGTAGTGCCCACTTAGAAGTAGCTGCATCGATTATATCGATAAAGCCAATTCTTTGAGACGCAACAAGTACTCGGCGTTGGTTAGCAACTTCATAGTCGCTTTCAATTGTCATTCCTCTTAGACGTCCTTTAATGAACATCTTAGGGTTGACTGCTACAGCGTAGTATTTACCTACAGCAGGGGTTGCGAATTCATCGCATAGAACAACTGGAGAACCATAAACCGTTCCAACTGATCCTTTAACTTTAGAAGCTAAACTTTCGCCAACTAAGTTGACATCTTGAAATTCAGCGTCGTCCATTAAATTGAACCACTCAGTTTGGTTGACAATATAAACAACATCTGCTGCGTTAACACCATATTTGCCCATATTCTTACGTGCTGCTAATAGATTAGCTGCTGTAAGGGATTCACTTGCAAATGCAGTTGTTGATTGAGTCTTATCACTATCCGCTGATGCGAGAGAAATAAGTCCATCAAAACATGCACCACTTGTTCCAAATGGTCCGTCTGCGAGGTTTCCAACTAAAAGTCCGCTTTCGATAGATCTAGCGTGTGAACGAATCATTGATTCACGAATTAATGGAAGAACAGGCATAATTGCATCTTCTTCAGTTTCGTTACCAAGATATGATTGTGAAATCAATTTCTTAGTTGTCAATGATCTTTCTGTTAAATCTATACCACCATAGGCTGATCCATAAGTATCGCCTCTTTCTGCCAAGTTTCCATGTGGGCTAGAGCCCGATGCTGTTTGGTTACTTTGAAATTCTGCGTAACCTGCATCTGGAAGGACAGGAAGGATCATGGTAGCTGCATTCATTGCAATTTCGCTAAACATAGGAGCGATAATCAATTGATTTTGAATATCTCGTTCTACGTTTGTTGAAACTTCTTGCTCGAAATCGGCAGATGAAACACCTACACCTGAGTGTGCATTCTGTTTTTCCATAACGGATTTACCGTAATCGGTATCTTCGATAGGTTTACCTAATGCTTTACCCAAGAGCCATGCATCATTAATATCTTGTTCATTATAAAAGCCCTTTTTCTCTCCTTTATTGGAGAAAGTTCTTTTAGATTCACGAATATTCATGATTTCTTCTGACTTGGTTTTCAATTCATCTTTTAGCTCTTCTACAACTTGTTCTAGGTTTGAATAGTTTTCGTCAACACGTCCTTCTAGATCAGATACTAATCGTTCTGCTCCTTCAGTTCCTGCTTTAACAATACTTTCTACCTGTGCTTTCTTTTCTTGAATTTCTACTTTAGCAGCGGCTTCGTTTTCTGCGGCTTCTTGAGCTTCAGCTTCCGCTTTAGCTTTTTGCTCTGCATGTTGCATAGCAATAGTTGCAGCCGTTTTTTGTGCCACTTCTTTAGCAAACTCTTCAAGATCGAAGTTTTCTTTTGTATCAGACATTTTCGTTTCCTTGAGTACAGTCTGTTTGACTGTTGCTTCTGGTGAGTCTATATTAATAGATTGACCAGGTTTGACAAAGTTAGATTTCCAATCCTGATATTCATCATCAGAATCGAAAGCCTTTGCCACAGAGAAGGTCGCTGCTTGATTAGCGGGTACTGATACCACACTAATTTCAAACAATTCTGCGTCCTTGATTCTATAGCCGTCGGTTTCCTCTATATAATCAGCATCCTTGACTCGGAAACCAACGCTAAAAGCTCCAAGAACACCTTCTTTAATTAAATCTCTAATTTTTCCAGCTGATTGAGATATTTTCCCTTTTATCTTTAATCCAATATCATCAACACCTAACTCAGTTGTTTTACCGATAGGATTATGATAATCATGGTTAAAAAGGATTATAGGATTATTTTCATAATCCCCTATTCCACCTTTCGACCAAGCATCAGGATTTATAATATCTCCAGCTCTATCTTGATCTTTAGTGCTAGCGTAACCTTTTATACTTACGCTACCATCTTCGTTTTCGCTTACTGCTTTAAAATTAGATGTTAGATTAAAAATTTTTTTCATTTATTTCCCCTTTTTTCCTGCTGAATTAGCCTTAATTTTTGGTTTTGCCTTAAATTTTGGCTTAGCAGAAGGCTTAGGTGCTGGAGCAGGCTTAGTAGCCTTCTCGTATTCCTCTGGAAAATTCACCTTAATTATTTGTATCATTCTAGCCCATGAACCTGTTAACTTTCTAATTGCTCTTGCTCTATGTGGAGCATCATCTTGTGCAATATAAGTTTTCATGTTCATAATTTCACCTTTTTTGGCAAAATATTCAGCTACTGATTTAACTATTTTCTTCGTTCGTGTCATTTTGTTCTTCCTCTGAAGGTCTTCCGCCTTCACTTGGGTTTGCTGCACTTCCTGCTATATTTGCAGGAACTCTTAAATCATCGTGTCCCTCAACTGGTTCCATTCTCATGGAATCTCTAGCTTCATTTGGACTCATTATTCCGCCATTTACTAAAGTAGTATAATAGGCAGCTTTATCCCTTAATTCTGGTTGTAAGGCTGGGATATTACTTATATCTTCTAATAAGTCAAATCCGAAAAACCTTTCAAATGCGTAATTTATTTTCCTAATTATAGGTAGTATAGTTTCTAAATAATATAACCTATGATTTGGTCTAATGTTTGCATTGTTTCCACTATCTAAAAGAAGTGGGGGTATTCCCAATGCTTGTAAAATAATTCTTTCATTCGCTACAATACTTGGTTGAAAATCTAAATCTTTAAAGTTTACTTCATTTAAATTATCAATCTCAAGTCCACCATCTAAGATTAAAGGTCGTCTTCCGCCTGTATTTGGGTTATATCTAACCCTCCAAGCTGCCAACATTCTTTCTTTAATCTTCTCACTAAGAGTATTTGGGCTTTTAAGTACTAAACCTGGTACTGCTCCATTCTTAAAGAAGTTATCTTGAAAGTTTCTCATGCTTCCTAGAAGTTGCATGGTTCTCCATGCTGGTTTTAATCTAGGAACTCCCCTGTAGATTGAATTAAAAGAATTTTCTTTTATATGTATAATCTCACTAGGAGAATAGTCCACTTGTCCTTCATAAATAAACTTAGTTATGTATTGAGTCTCATGTGACTCTATTTCAACGTTTTCTGCAGGTAATTGGTATAAATGCATTCCATCGAAATATACAAAAATATTACCATCAATTAATAAATCGATAATAAGATTACGTTTAAATGAATTTATATCCTGAAATGGATTAGGTTCAATGTTTAGTAGAGAATTAACTCGTGATCTTCGGATGTTTTTTACGACTGGTTGTAGTCCTACAACTTTATCTCCCACGTCAACGGGAATCTCAGCTACATCATCAACTATCATGTTAACGCCTCTATTTACAACTTCTTGTTGCTCATAAGCGTTTCGATAATTTATGGGATTTTCTCTAGTAGTTATATTAAATCCTTCTTCTCTCGCTATAAAAGGTTGAGCTGGATTTAATTTTTCTGTTCTACCTGGAATAAATCTATCGTACCAAGCCATAATGTTTATCTCTCTGTTTCTCTACCCATCTGGGCTGCTTTCTTGCAGTTATCATTTTGGGTCTTTTTCCATATATTGAATGTAATCTTAAGTGGTGAATATGACAAAGAGTCACAGCATCTTCAAATAGTTCTTTAGAGTATTCTTCTATAAACGTATCTCTTATCTGCATTATTTCTTCGACCGAATTGATCTTAAGATTATGTTTTACTATCCATCGTTCAAGTAATTCAGTCAAACTATAATAATGATGAAAGTCTAAACTTTCTTTACTACCACAAATATAACATTCGGTATTTTTCTTATACTTAGACTTTGCTCTGTCTCTTATATATTTAACCAAGTCTCTCTTAAGATTCATATACTTCAGCCTTAATAATAATTATACTAAAAAAGTACCTTTTTGTCAAGAACAATTTTTTTCATGGTGTGCTTATTTAAAAAGTTGTGGCTACAGTCTCAAATGTATAAAGTGCATATCTAAGCGCGTCTGCCATATGAGAGTACTCGTTATGCTTAGGCTTTTCTCTCATCAAGTTGGGATTTGGATCCCACTGATACTGGTCTAATGCCTGTAAAACATGAGAGCATCTTTGATCTACAACTAAATTATTATTATCTACTATTGCTGCTACATGTCCAATACCGTCCAAAATTGATTTTTTTGCATTGATTGTTGAAATATCAAAATTCTGTGCAAAGTCAAATCTAGTTTGTTGGGCTGCAGAGTCAATATAAATCCAATCTATATCCCACTTTTCCATTAACCCTCTAATTATAGTAGCATGTTGTTCAGTAGTTCTTTCTGCATCCATATACTCATCTATTAGATAATATTTTTGTTTGTCCCATTCATACCCTATTACACAAAAGGCTGTTGGGTCTTTGTATCCGACATCAAGCCCCGCAAACACATCCATTTTAGCAATATCAATCTCTGAAAGGTCGGAAGTACATTCTTTGTAATCAAAGTTCCAAACTTGTCCTTCGTAAACATTAAAGTCAGCGAGATATTCTTGACTGAATTCTGCTTCTGACATTGCTTTTTTAGCTTCCACGATATCGGTTGGACTATGCCTCGGATTTTCGTGATAACTTGCTCTAATTGAAATCCATTCTGGGTATTCATCGTTATATCCTCTATTATAAAAGTCTGCAAACCAATTATTTCTTCCTCGAGGGGTAGATATGAATAATGCTTTACTGTTTTCTTTATCTAGTGTAGGTCTGAGTGCAATATTGAAAGCGTCTCGACCATCAACTAAAGCGGCTTCATCAAATATAATAAGATCATATGATCTACCTACACAAGAGTCTACCTGATTAATTGAGCCCATTCTTATAGTTGAACCATTAGATAGTTCAATTATTCTCTCCTTGGCATTATCCCTAGTTACTTCTAAATCAAAATGTTTTATAAGGTTTCTTTGTAAATCAAACGAAATTTGAGATAAAGAGTAGTTAGGTGACATTAAAAGAATATGCGTACTAGGAATTAAAGCCATCAACTGTCCAATTACATTGGAAATATATGTTTTACCTTGTCGTCTAGATAGAGCTGCACATACAAATCTATATTTTGGATTGTTTATTGCATTAATTAGTGCAATTTGTGATGGGATAGGTTCAATATTTAGTAAGTCTAAATAACCTTCTACAGGGAGCTTAAGGAAACGTACTGCTGAGCCGTAATCCATAATATTACTTGCAGTAATATCTTTTCTACTAAGTTCTAACATTTTCTAATGGATTGTATCGCTTTCAGGAAGTATATTTTTATCGATTAGACGATGCTTCTTTACCAAGTTATATATATGAATATAACCTCCGCACAAGTCCGCTAAAGCCCATTCTTCTTCAGTGAGTTGTGTGTCTTTGTCTTGCAGTTGCTGAAGCGTATGTATCGACGCTTCGGCTATATAATCTAGCCATTCTGCTTTATTAAGTCTTTCCATTAAAGTCTCCCTTGTAATAGAGTTATCCTTCAGTTAAACAAGCTACAAATTCTATACTACCTTGACTTGCATATATTACATCAGTGGATTTTTTTGCTAGAATTATTGTAGCATCTCCACTACCTGCAGCTCCTAGATTACATGTATGTCCAACTGTTCCTGCTGCATTTAATACAGATATAATTCCTGCAGTACCACCAGTATGTTGGCACAGTACTTTAGTAGCACCATTTATAGTTGATCCATTAGCAAAACTATCGCCTGCTGCTTCTTTTGCTGATAACAATTTAATTGCTCTCATTCTTTTCTCCTAACGCTTTTTGCGTCCTTTTCTTTTTCTCTTAGACTGGCGGTATTTAATAGCGCGAAGTCTACGCTTCGCAGCTTTCTTAGTCTT